AGCCATATCCTCTGAAATATTTAAGTCATACTTATCTTTAATTGTCATTATTCCTCCTATACTTCGTTGTTTGTACTACCTAATTCATTTACTCTTTTAAGTAGGAATATAAAAGCTCTACTCAAACTTTTAAATGAGTGTATTTTATCGTAGGCTATGCTCATACCCTCTTGTTCCCACTCTTGTAATATATCTTGTGCTGCTTGATAAGTTTTATACCGATCAAAATTTACGCTATTTCCTGAATAGCTTTCAAGTATGTGTATCATCATTCCTCCCAACAAATATGGTCTGGCTCTGTGTATTTATTTAAACTTGTAAAACAATCGCCACATTGTAAATCGTTTTCCATTATTCCTCCTCGTTATAATTAAATTGTATTAGATCTTCATACTTCCAATTAGTTGCAACTCCCATTTGAGAACA